GCCCTGACGTAGCGGATACGGTATGCATTGGATTTGCCTTGCGGCGTGCCGGACGTGCTCGCCGAGCCGGACGCGGAACCGAACCACAGGTCAAGCAGGATGTACATGCGCGACTGCAGCGCGGTCGTGTTGACCTTGGGACCGAGCTGGGCACCGTCGAAATAGAACGTGATGCCGCTGGCTTCCCATTTCGCGCCGTACTTGTGATACGCGGCGGACAGGTCGGTCTGCGCGAGGTAATCACCGAGCTTGCGCTGTCCCTGCTCGACGACGTTCGGGCTCCAGACCGTGCCCGTGTAGTTGTTCGGGTGCAGGTTCGAATCGCTCCAGCCGGAGCTCGGCCCGCCGCCGGAATACGCTTCCATGACGTCGATCTCGCCGCGCCCGCTGCCGCCGTTCGACTCGTGCTCGTACAGCCAGAACGCCGGCCAGCAGCCAGCGCCGATCGGCAGTTTGGCTTCCATCTCGAAGAAGCCGTAGAGCTGGTAATACTTGCCGTCGGTGTCGATCGTGCGGTTCACAAACGGCGATTGCGGCCAGATCAGCAGCTCGCCGCCCTCGACCGAGTAATTGATGGTCGGGTCGGACGACGCGTACCACAGGTGGTCGTTCCACACGTTGAAGTTCAGCGACGTGCCGTCGAAGTTGTCTTCGAACGTCAGCGCCCAGCCGGACACGAAGCCGGCAGGCATCGGTGGCGACGGCGAAGGGGACGGAGAAGGCGCGGGGACGCCGTTATTGATCGTCCAGGTGCGCGACGGCATCGCCGCGATCTCGTTGGCGTTCGAGCCGGCAGGCTGGTCATACGCAAGGACGCGGAACGGGAGCGTGCCGTTCGGCAGCGCCGCCGTGTTCCAGTTCAGCGTCGCACTGGTGCCGGCACCATTCAGCGTGAACGTGCCATAGATCGGCAGGTAGCTGTTGGGCGGCACCAGCTCGACGTTCTGCATCAGGTTGCCGCTGACGGTGATGGTCACGAGCCCGCTGATCACCGCACCATCCGCAGGGGCGGCAGTCAGCGTGGCGGAGAACACGCCTGGCGTGGGAGCGGGAGCCGGGGCCGGGGCCGGCGGCGGCGGGGCCAGGTAACTGAGCACGTCCGGCACCCACCTGTCGGCCATGTACTGGCCCATCAGCGTATAGACGGAATCGCTCGGATGCACACCGTCCGGGAAGTAATCGAGGATATTCCCGGTGCCGTTCGTCACCAGCGTCTTCGTGTAGTTGAACACATCCAGCACCGGCACCGTCGATGCGGCTGCCTGGTCCCGCGCCGCCTGCGCGATCGGCCCGATCAGGCTTCCCTGGCCGTAGCACGGCGTCATGATCACGACCTTCTTGCCGACCGCCAGCGCGCCATCGATCAGCACCTTCAGGTTCGACGCGAATGTGGCCGGCGTCATGTCCCACTGGTCATTGGTGCCATGCCCGAGCACGACCCAGTTCGCGAGGCTCTGCGACATTTCCGTGGTCCATGCCGGATGCACGCCGTCGGTGCCGTTGATCGCGTCCAGCACGCCCTTGGAGTTCACCGCTTCATTGCGCACGAAATACTGCGGCAGCTTTTGCGCGAACGCTTTCGGCGGCGGAACCGCCACTTGCGAGCCGTCAGGGACGTGGTATCCCCACAGCGTCGAGTTGCCATAGAACGCGACCGTTTCGTCCGGGGTCGGGGTCTGGGTTCCGCCTCCGGTCGGCGGAATGCCGGCACGCCAGGCGCGCACGTACCGGATGTCGAAGCTGTTGCTCTGCCCCTGCGGCGTGATCGATGCGCTCGGCGGGCCGTTCGCGACATCGTGCCGGATGATCGACAGCACGAAGAACATGCGCTGGTTGATCGCGTTCGGCCCGGTCATCGCCCTGGTCCAGAACGGCTGGCCATCGAAGTAGAACGTCATCCCCGCTTCGTCCCACTTGACCCCGTACTTGTGATGCGCCGCCGACAGGTCGGGCAGCGTGCCGAGCGCGTCATGCGCCCGTTTCTCATCGTACGAGCCAAGCCCGTTGCCGGGTTCGACCTGGGACACCACGTCGATCGGGTGATAGTCGGTGGTTGCCCACGCGTTGTCCGGGAAGCCGGGGATCGCCTGCGCAATCACCGCGTACGGCGTTTCCCCGCTGGCATGGGCCAGCAGCCAGAACGAGATGCGGATGCCCCTGCCGATCGGGTATTTGATTTCCGCCTCGAAATAACCGTATTGCTGCTCGAACTTGCCGTCGGTCGTGATGTGGCGGTTCACGTACCCGGTATCCGGCCAGATCAGCAGGTCGCCGTTGCTGATCGCGTAGTTGATGACGGGATCGGACGTCTCGTACCAGATATGGTCGGTCCACTTGCTGGTATCGAGAAACACGGAATCGAAGTTGTCTTCGAACGTGAGAATCCAGTTGGTCCCCTGTCCGTACGGGAACGGGCCTTCCGGTGCCGGCGCGGGAGAAGGCGCGGGCGTGGCGGTCGTCACGCAATACGACAGTTCATAGGTCGAGCCGTTGCCGAATCCGGCCTGGGAGCCGACCCAGGTCCAGGACGTGGAGTCCGATCCCGACTGGTAAGCGTACGTGGTGGCATCGGCCTCGTAATAGATCTTCGCGGCGGGATCGGTGACATTGACGATCAGCGCATGGAACGCGGTCCTTGGCACGTTGCCGTGCAGCGTGAACACGAACTTGTTTTCATCATGCTTGTCGTACGCGCTCTTGACCACGTAGCCGACGAACGTGTTCGGCGTCAGCGTGCCCCATTGGCCTTCCAGGTAACCGGTCGAGTCGACGCCATTGGAAGCGGCCACCAGCACCGAATCGAGCTCGTCCTTGCCGTACAGGTCGCCCAGCTCGATCGCCCCGGTCTTCTTGTTCGCCAGGGCGCGCACGCGGGGGTCGCCCAGATCCGTGGTGGCGGTCGTCGAGATCTCCAGGTTGTTCTCGACATCGGTGATCGAGATCAGCCCCGACGGCGGCAGTGTAGGACTGGTCATTTCAGCCCCAGCGCCTTCTTGAGTTTCACGACCTCTTGCGCCAGCTCGATCGCGATCACCAGCGCCGCCGCCTGGTTAATGCAGAGAACGCCGTTGTCATCGATGCTGACCGCTTCCGGGAACGCCTCGGCCAGCGACTGCGCGCCGACGCCGACATCCATCGTGTTGCCTTTCTTCCAGAAGAAGATGCCGCGCTTCTTGATGGCCGCGACCTTTTCCAGGAAGTCGGCAGGCATGCGCTTCCACTTCATCTTCTTGCGCTCGTCCGACGTCTGCCGGATCACCGCGCCCTGCACGGTGCCGGAAAAGGTCGCGCTGGTGCCATTGATCGCGCCGGTAAACGTGTCGCCATTCTTGTTGGCCGGCACGTAGCCGAGCGCGGCGGTGATCTGGGCCAGCTCAAAGCCGGTCAGCCCCGCGCCACTGCCGGAGAATCCGCCCGCCGTCACGTTGCCGGAAAACGATGCGCTGGTGCCGGTGATCGGGCCGGTGAAGTCGCCGCCGCTGCGCGGCATGGTCGAGGTCGACGACGGCGGCAGGTACCAGACGCCCTGGAAATAGGTCTTCATCGTCTTGGCGAGCGTATTGAAATACAGGTCGCCGTCGGCCAGCGCGGTGCCGTCGTAGCGCAGGATCGGATCGGACGCCAGCGCGCCCTGGTAGATCAGGCGGAATTCGCTTGATGCGGAAATGCCGGACAAGTCGTCAGCCACCTTCTGGAACGCGGCGGCGATCGCGTCGAACTCGGCCCGCATGATCGCGGACGACCCACGCGAGATCGGCGCAGGGGCAGCGGTGGAGTGCTGGTAGTAAGTGTTGGTAGCCATTTATTGCCTCTCGATCCGGCGAGCGGAAAACATGATCGTGATGCCCTCGATCGTGTGCGACTGGTCCTGGGCGCGGTTGCTGTAGAAAATGATCCCGATGTTCTTTTCCGTTCCTTCGAGCGAAACGGACGGCGCGGTCACGCTGCCGGAATCCCAGTTGAAACGGTCCCAGGTGAACTGGTCCCAGTAATTGCCGCCACCCACCAGCGCGGGCAACTGGTCCGGCAGCATCGAGCGGGTGCCAACCATTTCCGCCGACGACACCGCTGGCGGCGGGCTGACCTCGCTCGACCCGTAGTTGAAGTCGTAGCTCATCGCCACTTCCGCGTACTGCGCGACCTTGCATTCAAGGACGGCGCGGCGGTAGCGCTTCCTGGTCCTCGGCGACCGGCTGTGCGCGAACGCCATGTGAATCCAGGACTCGATCGCCCTGCCGTCGAAGCTGGTGCCGACCCCTTCCTCGTACACGTAGCCGTCGTCGGAGCCGAAGAACGTGCGCTCGATCCCGTTGCTCCAGGTGCTGGTGCAGATGCAGCGCACCGGGATGCCATAAAACAGCGGCAGGATGCCGGACACCTTTTCGCCGGTCATCCCGATCACGATCGCCGAGCCATCGGAAAAATAAATCCGGTACTGGTTCTTGGCGCGCAATGTGGTGGCGGCGGTGACGAGCCCGCGCTTGGCGTTGATCAGCGGCTGCACCAGTTGCGAAATGGTCGAGAACAGGAAGTCGCCGTACGCATTGGTCGCCTGCACGCTCTGGATGCCTCGCGGCGTCAGGCCGAGCACGGTGTCGCCGACCGGCGACAACGAATAGGCGCGATAGCCGATATCCTGGACCGTGGAGCGCAACTGGAAATTGACGACGCCGGTCCCGTACAGCGTGTGCGTGCGGCCAGCGGTGAACACCAGCATCGCCGAGCCGGTGTCGGACGCGCCCATCGGTTGCATGCCGGTGATCTCGTCGCCGGTCGCCAGTTCGCCCGCGCCTGTCACCACCGTCCACGAGAACGGGGAACCGGGCGACGAAAACTGCAGCGATCCCTTGAACGACAGGAACAGGCTTTGCAAGTGCGCGGAAATGTGGCTCGGCGCATCCGCCACCATCCCGGTGTAGATCGGGTAATAGCTGGTGCCGTCGAACTGGAACGCCGGGTTCACGCCGTCGCAGCCATACATCTTCTGGCCCGACGATGACCCGGTGAAGTTGTAATTGATCGCTTCCAGCCGTCCGCCAGGAAACCGCGTGATCTGGGTCGACGCGGAATCCGATGTCGCTTTCGAGGTCGACCCGACATAGATCGTCGCGTTGTTGCCGAACGTGCCGCCGACCGGCTGCGCAATGATCAGCGTGCCGGCGGCGGTGCCGCCGCTCCAGGAGCCGGAACGCAGCAGCACCGTGGTGACGGTCGCGGTGATGGTCGGGCTGGACGCGGCATTCGCGATCACGTCGCCAGGATTGATCTGGCTGGTGCCGGCCCGGAACTTCATGTGCCAGCCCATGCTGACCGCCTGCCAGCCGGACGAGGTCGCCTTGTAGATCAGGCCGGCATTGCCGCTCAGGTTGTCGCGGAACACGTACAGCACGTCATTCAACATCCACACGCCACGGATCGGGCCGCTGCCGGGGACTTGCTGGATATCGTTGCGCAAGTCGTTGACGGCGAGCAGCATGTAATCGGCGTCGGCTTTCGGATCGCTGGTCACGGTCTGGGACGCGGTCACCACGCCGACCCGGATGCCGTTGACGTTCAGGTTTTCATCGAGCTGGAACGTGCCGGAGGACCGCCCGAGCACGACTTGCGCGCCGTCGACCTTCAGCACGCGCCCGGTCGCCCCGGAAAGCGCGCCGACCAGGGTCGAGCCGTCCGCCGGCCTGGTCGTCAGCAATGCGGGCAGCAACACATACGTCGCCACCCGTGTCGGCGAATCGCGACCATCGAACCGCTCGTAGCCGTCGATCCGGCGGTAGCCGCCGACCGTGTCCGGCTCGTAGTTCTGCGCATCGAACGCCCGCCCCGGCGGCATCGAGATGGCCGGCGTCACCATGTCGAGCCCGCCCTCGATCGGGAAGAACTCGGAATCGACCTTCGGAAACTTAACCATGATTAATTCTTCCTGGGGTTGTAGTCCGGTTCTGACTTCTCGCGCTGGTCATAGCTGTTATGCACGATCACACGAGGATCGTCGTCCGTCTGCGGAGCACAGGCGCAGTCCTGCGTAAGGTAGTGTTCGCGCAAGTCGTCCATCGGCACCACATGCACATGGGTGCTTGTGTTTCGCACGAGCCAGTTCATCATTTACGCGAGCGGCGGGCCAAACCCGATCGGCGGCAACTGGTCCGCCATCATCCGGTTCAGCATGCGGTTGAACTCCAGCGCGCCGGCACTATAGATCTCGGGCGCGGCCTCGTACGAGCCGTAGAACATCATGGCCCGGTACACGATCGCCATGTGGAACTCGCTCGGCAGGTTCGGCCTGTCTTCATTGGCGGTCATTTCCGACGGCATCGCGAACGCCTCGCCACGGATCGTGTACACCGCGTCCGGGGTCGGGCCGAGCATCAGATCCTTGGTCGGCGTCACCGTGAACACGTCCGGCTGCCGCTGCTGCGCGACCATCGGGCCGAACAGGTACATGTCGTAGAAATCCTCATACGTCATGTACGGCAGGAACATCTCGCCGGAGCGGTCGTCCGCATCGCTGGCTGGGTACCAGCGGAACGCGTCCAGGCGCAGGTTCGCGTTCGACGCGAGCTTCATCTCGAAGTTGTTGTAGCTCTGCTTGCCGGCCACGGTGGTGAACCTGACCGGCTGGTGCATGAACCGCCAGTTCTTGTGCAGCGACTGGATATCGATCCATGCCTGCCTGATCCACGACACCAGCCTGGCCGACTCGCCGATCTGGTTTTCGACGTTGGCAGGCCCGGTGCCGCCCGCGCCGACCTCTTGGCGCAGGCGCTGCACCAGTTGCAGGAAATTCATCCCCCCGACCATGTAGTTGGCGCTGCGCGGGATGTCGGGGACCAGCTTGACGGCCATTACGCAGCCTCGGAAAGGACGGCGTTGAGCCAGGCGCGGCCAGCCGGGTTCTTGTCTTCGACGACAGTGAACGGATACGCGAGCGCGGTGCGGCTGCGCATCTCGATCCGGTCAGGCTCGTTCGGATTGACGACATGCTGCGTGTACTTGGTTTCCTTGCAACGCGCCAGGATCTCGACGAACATCCTGCGCATCTGCGTCGGCCTGCCACGGAACACCGGTTGCGTGACGCCGTTGACCGACAGCACGAGCGACGGCGGCTGGTTTTCATCGGTGGTATCGGCCACTTCGACCGTGACCATCTCGTTCATGAACGCTTCCTGCTGCACCATCTTCTGGAAATCGTGCGCGGCGGCGGTCTCGATCGTCTGGTCTTCTTTCAGTTCGATCGCGTTGTTGATGACCTTGTTGCCGTCGTGATTCTTGGTCGTTGCCATTGTTACTTCCTCAAAATAAAAAAGGCACCCCGAAGGGTGCCTTTGTGGGTGCTGCGTCGATTACGCAGTGATCGGATCGGTCGGCGGCAGATTGCACACATCCACCGGGGTATCGATCGTGATGCCGGTCGCGTTCCAGTTACTGGTGCCAAAGGTCCAGCTCGTGGAAACGGTCGAGCCAGCCTTGATCACCGCGTAAGCGAATGCGGTGATCGTGTCCGGCAATGCCGGCAGCGGCACGACGGTCGAGTTCGCCGAGGTGTCGGTGTACGGCACGATCGTGCCCTGCACCACCTTGACGGTGCCGTCGAGCAGCAAGCCGAACGCATAGCAGCAGACGGTGCTCGGGAGCTGCGCCTTGAACGCCGCGCCGGTCGCGCCATCGGTGGTCGGAACCGCCGTTGCAGTCAATGCCGCCTTGGAAGCGGCCTTGCCATTGACGGCGTAGTAGACCTGGTTGGCGGTCGTGAAGGTGGTGGCTGCGCCGGACAAGCCGCCGATGCCAGCCTTTCCGAAGCAGATATTGCCGCCCCGCAGACCGTGGGTAACGGTATAAGACATGATGTACTCCTATTCGGGAAATTCCGGGGCTGGATGAAAAGCCCCGGTCGTCATTACAGCGAGGTCACGCCAGCTTCCAGACGAACCATCCAGGCTTCGTTCAGACGCACGCACTGGAACCAGGTGCTCGCGCCGACATAGCCGAACATGCCGAGCGGGTTCGAGTGGTTTTTCTCGCCCGAGCGGATGATGGTCGGGCTAATCGCGTTCATGCCACGCAGCGCCACTTGCCCCCATGCGTCTTCAGCGATCACGAGGAACGGATAGACGTCCACGTTGCCGGTGCCGAGCATGCCGTTCAGCGTGCTGGAACCAGCAGCGGTAAACGGGTTGAGCAGCGGGGAGGTGATGAAGCGGAACTGCTCGACCGCGCCGATCTCGCGATCGTGGATCGGCTTGAACGAGCCGTAATCCTCGACGCGGGTGAAGCCGGTGATGTTGCGCACATCAGACTCGGCATCGGTGTGGCAGAACACGATGTAGGCCGGCTGGACCGCCTTGGTGCCGTAATTGACCGACGGAGCCAGACGCGAGGTCACGCGCTTCGCACGGTTCGATTCCAGCACGCGGGCAGCCTGACGCAGCTTGTTCAGCGTGATGACGGTGTTGACGGCGGAACGCGAAGAGCCGTTCGCATACACGACCGAGGTGCCAGCCTTGAGCACGCCGTAGCGCACCAGTTCCAGCACTTCCGCCATGGTCTCGCCGGTCAGCTTGACCATCTCGGCGGGAACGTCGTCCTCGTACAGGTTCTCGACCTTCGAGCTGAACTTGAACAGCACGCCGAAGTTCTGCAGCGTCACGCTCACGTCCTGGAACGAGATCGTGTTCGCGTTCGGCGTCACGCCTTCGGACAACACGAAGTTGTTCGGCGTGATCACCGGGGTGCCGTTGTACGTCTGCGCACTGGTCACAGCGCCGAACGGCAGCACACGACGGAACACCAGCGTGTCGGTCGAGTTTTTCGGTTGCTCCTTCTGGGTGCCGAAATCACCGAGAACGATGATTGGCATCGCATGAGCGAGCATCCCCTGCGCGGCGCGGATCAGATTCCGCGACGCCGGGGTGGAGTAGGTTTGCATACCCATGATGAACTCCTGGATTGATATAAAGGGTTAGTAGCCCCGCTCCGCAAGCTGCTTGTCGCGCAATTGCGCTTCGTATTCCCAAAGCTCTTCCGGCGACATGTCGTCCGGGGATTTCGCCTTGGGCACGCGAACGCCCTTGGGCAGCGTTGCCGCCGCTTCGAGCTTTTGCTTGCGTTCCTGGGTGATACGGGTGGAGGGGTCGTTCTGCTTGTGGGTGTCGTACAGGCGGAGCATGCGTGCGGCATCTCCGACGCTGGTCGATTCGGCCAACGCCTTGACGTCGGTCGGTTGCGCTTCGAGCCACTTGCCGAAGGATTCGGTGTTCACCTCTTCCTTCCAGCCGGGATACACGCCGTCCAGCGTCGCATCGACGATTTCCTGGCGCAGTTCCTTGGTGGCGTTCTTCAGGCGCTCTTCGAGCTTGCGGTCGATCTCTGCAGGGTCGACTTGCGGTCCCTGCTGGACGCCCGCCAGGCGCGCTCCGAGCAAATCCTCGGTCGCTTCCGCCCACTCGGGGAATTCGCCTTTCAGCTTTTCCCACTTGTCGGGGTTCGCTACCGCCTGCGTGACCTGGGCCTTGGAAGGCGCATCGGCGTCGGGAGCGGCACGGCGTGCGGCTTCCATTGCTTCATGCAGTTTCTTCTGCTGGCTGGTCAATCCGCCGATGTGGCCCTCGACATTCCGTTGCCGCTTCTCGATCGCTTCAAGCTTCGCGATGATCTCGGTCAGGAAAGGGTCACGTTGCGGTTCGTCTTTCGGCTCGTCGTCTTTCGGCGGATCGTCCTGCTTGTCTTCAGGCTGGTCCGCTTTCGGTTCATCTCCTTCGGATTTGGCTTCTTTCGGTTCGTCCGGCGGCGATTCTTTCGCGGTCGGGTTCTCCATCTCTGCAGCCATCTCGTTCCAGAGCTGTTGCGCCTTCTGTTCCTCCGTCAATGCTTCGGTTCCCACTTGGTTCCTCCATGATGTGTACCGACGTAAAAAAACCGCCTCGCGGGCGGTCTGTCGGCAAAACAATCAGCGGGACTACTCCGGCTGATCGATCCTCGCCCTGGCTCGTATTTCGAGCGAGAGCAATTCCTTGAGGAGGCTGATGCGGCCTCTCGTGTGCGCGGTCTGGACCGGGTCCAGATCCAGCGCGTCGTTCTTCTTGCGTTCGCGGTCCAACATGGCTTCAGCCCATCGCTTGGTCTGCGCCCAGTTCCACGTCACGCTATTGAATTCGTCGTTTATCATCGTCTGTCGCTATGCCTGCTGAACACCACGAACGACCCGTCCGGCCTGTCCGTCATGAACAGCGTCGCGCCATCCAGGGTCGTTGAGAGGGTTCCGGTAATCGGCTGCCCGACGCCGCCAGTGAAGGACGCGGTCGCGCCATCCAGCGTCGAGGCAAAAGTTCCGGCGAACACCTGTTCCCCGCTCATCGCCATCGTTGCGCCAGCCAAGGCCGAAGACAGCGCGCCGGAATAGATTTCCTGGCCAGACATCGCCATCGATGCGCCGGCCAAGGCCGGGCCGATCGTGCCGGAAAAGATTTCTTCCCCGGACATCGCCATCGATGCATCCGCCAGCGTGGGCGACAGCGTGGCGGCGAAGACCTCCTCGCCCGTCATCGTCATCGTTGCGGGAGACAGCACGGCCACGAACGTGCCTTCGAGCACGCTGTAGTTGATGCCGGTCATCGACATCGATGCGCTGTCCAGCGTGGTCGCCAGGGTGCCGCTGAAGATCTCCTGCCCGGTCGCCGACATGGTCGCCGCGTCCAGCGCGGAAGCCAGCGTGCCCGAGAAGATTTCCTCCCCGGTCATCGACATCGATGCGCCAGCAAGGGTCGACGCCAGCGTGCCGGAGAAGATCTCTTCGCCGGTCGCGGTCATCGTCGCGCCTGAAAGTGTCGATGCGAGCGTGCCGGTGACGTCCGGCGAGTTGATCGACAGGATGCTGACCGGAGTCCTGGCCGGAGGCCGGAACGGATACCGGCGGAATACTCCGGTGGACATCGGTTATCCGATCTCTTCGAACACCAGGTAGCCGTGCATCGTGATCGAGTCGGCAGGCGTGGTCGCCAGCTCCACCGTCATCCGGCGGCTAGGGCGCATGACCAGGCGCGTCTCCGGCGTCCAGATGAACGGATACGGCGCACGCACGTTCCACCCGAGCGGATAGTGCGTGACGATCGTGCCGACGCTGGCCTTGGTCGTGTTGTTCGCCTCGACGGTGGCGGTCGCCGCCGCATCGCCGAAGTCGGACGCGACCGGCGTGACGGACGTGCCGCCGGAGCCGCTGGTCGTCTGCCCGCTCTTGATCAGGATCAGCAATCCCTCTTCCTGTGCATCGCCGATCTCCGACGTCTGCGACAGGCACAGCTCGTGGACGACGACCGCGCAGTTCGATCCTGCGGTCAGTTCGAACAGATCCTGCTGGGCCGTGACCGCGACACCGTTGAATTGCGCGGTGTAA